AATATTCCTATTTTCCAATAGTAGACCCAAGAAAGCCAATAAATGTCCCTCTTGTTAATATGCCAACATATAATGTTAATGAAGTATTTAATCCAGGTAATACTCAATCACCTTGGTCAGGTTTTGCTTCAAATATAAACACAGAATCAGAATTAAGAAATCAAATATATGCATTACAAAAATGTAGTCAAGCAGTTTATGTTCCTAACTCAAGCAGTGATTTATATACATATAAATTTCAAACAAAAACACAATCAAATCCACATGAATTATTATTTAGAGACCAAACATTTGAATCTTTTAATCCAAACCCCTCACCTGGATTATGTGGTTCAGCAGTTTTTTATAATAATACAAGATGTCAAGTAAGAGATATGACAAAGCAGACATGTTAGAAACAAAAAATTACGATAAATCATATGTAAAAGAGTATAAATATAAAAAAAATTTTATATTTATTTTATATGTCACAATCATTAGTAGACCAAATAACTTTAGATTGTTTATTAAACAAAGAAATGATGGGAAAACATGTAATGAGACAGAGAGAAAAACAAATAAATAGAGAAGACTTCAATTTTTACAGGAAAAGAATTTTTAATTTATTTAAAGAATTAATAAGCAATAATAAGCCAAATGACTTGTCACCAGACGTAAAATATGCTTATGATACTTTTATAAAATCTACAATAGATTATTTTAAAGTTATAGATAATAATGATCTATTACAAGAAGAATATAAAGATATAAATTTTCCGCTAGATATATGTAGTGTTCCAAGTTTAGATTTATCGTCAAATTTAGACATGAATAATGAAGCAAATAAGTTATTAATGCGTTCAATTAAAATTGACCCACCTACTTTAGATAAATATGTAAAACGAAGTTCTCATAAGAAAGAAACAAATATTATTTTACCAAGATCTAGAGAAGTTGATATTACTAAACCCGAATTAAAAGATAAAGGTATAAAAAAGAATATCAATAATATTTATGAGGACAATAAGAAAAAATAAAAAAAACAAAACTTTGAAAAAATATGGAATTAAATATGGTTCAGGAAAATATAAAAAATATAGAAAATATAAAAAAAATACAACATTTAAGAAAATTAATTGTAGTCCTAAACCTAAAGGTGAATTAAATCACTTTACATGTTATACTAATAAAGACCTAATTTATTTAAGAGATCATTGGAATGCTAGACATCCTGACTCAAAAATTAATACTAATTCACCAAAAGAAATACATAAAGAGCTGACTAACTATCTTAAAGATATTTGTAATAATGAAGCTTGTTGGTTAAAACAAAAAACTATATTTGGACATCTTGAAAATGAACTTTCAGATTCTTTCGCACCAGAATCTCCTGATGAATGGAAAAAAAATCCAAATGAATGGTTATCTAGCACTGATATTATGAAAGTTATGAAACAATATGAGAAAGCTTATAAATGTTTTGATTTTATTGGTCCTACACCAATCAATTTTAATACCAGAAAATTATATGGTGAATGTGTTTGGGAAGAATTATGTAATTTTAATCTTGAAAAACTTATTAATAAAGGAATAACAAAAATAGGAATTATTTTTAATACTGACCCTGATAATAAACCTGGGCAACATTGGATATCAATGTTTATTAATATAAAAAAGAAAACTATATTTTTCTTTGATAGTACTGGAGATAAAGCTCCAAAAGAAGTTAAAGAATTAATTGACAAGATTATTGAACAAGGTCATAACTTACCTAAACCGATTAATTTTAAAGTTGATAGTAATCAAGGCATCGAACATCAATATGGTAATACTGAGTGTGGTATTTACTCTATATTTTTTATTGTTCACATGTTGGAAGACAAAATGACTGAACATTATTTAAAAACTCATATACTTAAAGACGAATACATGGAAAAATTTAGACATATTTATTTCAATGATTCGTTATAAAAATATATAAAAATACAACTATATTATTATATATTAAATGTCTTCTGTTAGTTTATTTAATACAAAAGATAATATTAAAATGCTATGGGATGTCATAAGTGACGAAGAAATATTTACATTTTTAACTCACGATATTCAAAATAAAATATATAATTTATTTTTAAATAATATTAAAGGATTTTTTGAAGTAGAGAGAAACAAACCTAATCTGTTGGTTGATTTGAACAAAAAATATATTCTTCTAATTCTTAATCATATAAAAAAAACATATCCGTATCAACCCAGTAAAATAAAAATATACAATGAACAACCACAATTGAAAGAACTAATTACATTCGAAGAAATACAAAATGATAGAAAAAGTCAATTTGAAAAAGATTTTAGTAGGAGACAAGAAGAATTTGAAGATTCAATGACATTAAAAGCGCCACCTGTTCCTGAATTTGCTGACAAAGAAAGTGATAAACCAATAAAAGAAATGGATAAAATTCTTAAAGAAATGCAGGCTCAACGTAATTATGAAGTAGACCAAATAAATAGAATATATAATACATCTAATCAAGTTGATAATTGGCTTAAACCTCAAGAAACGTCTCTAAAAACAGAAAAATTCCAAAATAATGTGGATAATTTAGAACAATCTCAAAATAATAGTAGGTTTAAATTTTTAAACAATTTAAATGAAATAGAAACTTTATCACCTAATAATACTAAAAAAAATGTTACATTTAGTAATACTGATTTAGTTACTACATTTCAAGAACAAGATGAAGAAGATATCAATATTTTATCAAAACTGAAAAAGGTTGATAAAAAAGAAGATAATATTGTATTACAAATTCATGAGCCAACTATGAATGTAACAAATTTAAATGATGATAGAATAGCTAAGTTAGAGAGAAATGTAACAAATTTAAATGAAAAGATGGATAAAATTATTGCTTTATTAAGTCAAAGAAATTAATAATAAAATTTAATTAAATCTTATTATAAATTTATAATAAATTTATTTATTAACCAATTCTCTAAAAACTCTTTTACCAGTTTTATTATCAACCTCATATGTTCCAACTTGAACAGGTGCTATACTAGGGTCTTTCAATGCATTTTCATATGATTTAAAATCATAAATGTTTAATACACTATCACTAACTCTACGATAAACATATTTGACACCAGCAATAGTAACAGGTTTTCCTTCCCATTGAACAGCCACCTTATTTGCTAGTGCAGTTATATCATTTTGTTGCTCAGAAAAATCAGGAACATAAGAATATGTATCAATTGATGGTTCACCAAAATTAACACACTTGCCATTTGAATAAATATAACAATCAAATGCTGATTGTTTAATTGCATCAGTCAATTGTTCAGTTAAATCGGCTTTAATAGTTGCTATTTCAAATAAATATTGGTCACTTGTTTGAGGAGTTTTTGGAACAGCTTTGCTTAAATCCTTTCTTTTTAATTCAATAGCTTCGTCTGATTTTAATTGTTCTTCTGTAAATACCATTAAATAAACAAATACTTCAACTGATTGTAAAGCTAGTGGTAAATCTTTGTGACTACAAATACGTCTAGCACGACCAATAACCTGTTCTGAACGCACAGGATGCCAATAAGGGTCCATTAAATGAACATAACGAGTATTACGTAAGTTAATACCTTCAGAACCAGATGATGTAATCATAAAAACCTTAATAACTTCACCCATATTATTATTTCTATATTTAGATTTTAGAACAGAACCAATGCTATCTGGTATATCATCCCATTCTCCATTATAAACTTTACGTATAATCTCTTTTTCTTCAACAGTTTCAGTTCCAGTATATAAACCATAAGTTGGTTTACCTTGTTCTGCTTCTGGAATATCAATTTGCCATAGTCCAGCATTATTTTTTTTAATTTTAAATTGTGTAAATCCATTTTTATTTAAAACAAGTGTGAACAAGCCAATCCCTTCAGCAGTTCTAAATTGACTATAAACAAGATGAAGTCCTTGATATTCAGGGTCTTGAATATTTTCAAGAACATGTAAAAATTTTGGACTATATGTTTGTAAAGCTTCAGGTGTAAAAAAATCATTAGAATTTGCTTCCATTTCCCTGATTTTATTTTGTAAACGTTCCATATAACTGGTTCCTCCAAGGTCTTCTAATACTTCATCACCTTCAATTTCGCCTTCCCTATCATCTTGAATATCTTGTTTTGACTCTACTTTTTTGCCTTGTTTTAATGCTGCGACTATATTGCTTTCTTCTTCTTCCTTTCCTTCATCTTCCTTCCCTTCATCTTTACCCTCTTCTTTCTTTTTTTGTCTAATAGGAATTGGTCTATCAGGAATAATAAAATTACAAAATAAACGAGAGAAAATACGATATGTTGATGCTTTATCTTCATAATCTTCTCCCATACCTTGTTTAGGTTTCTTTCTTTCAAGTTTACGTTCTTCTACACGTGCTGCTTCATATGCTTTAAATTGAACATCACTCATTGGCACTCTAACTATATGATAATCTACACCTATTGTTTTATTAAATCTTGGTAATAAGCTTTCTTGAGCACTTCTGAAGTAGGAAGAAAGTCCTAATATTCTGCGTTTAAGAGCATCAGAGTTTTTAAGTTTACGACTGGTTTCATCAACATATCTAGCCACAAATTCATCAAATGTATCTGGTAATGCTTTTCTATATTTAATTTCGATTCCATCAGGTATAACATCAATATCATTTCTTCTGAGAATAGATATAATTTTTCTCTCAAAATCATCATCTGAAATAAATTCAGTATCAAATTCAGTTTCACCGCTTTCATTTTTCTTGTTGTTTGAGACACCCTGATAACCAGATTCTTTTTTAATTTTATTTTTAAAACCAAATGGATTTCTTGTAATAGTAAGGGTTTTGCTTGATGGTGAATAATCTAAATAATCTAATGTCTTCTCTCCAAGTAATATTTCTTGAAGTGAATTTTTATCAATTTTCTTATTTGTATTTATAACTAATGGTATTTTCCATGTCTTTATATATCCTCTTAAAATATTGAAGAGAATACCAAATTCATTTGGATAGTTAATAACAGGAGTTCCTGAAAGTAATATAATTCTGGCATTTTTAGCAGTTAAAAGCATTTCATATAATTTTGTGGCTAAATTAAATGGTAAACGTTCCTTTTCACCACGTTTAGTTTCAGCGATTGGTTTTTCTCTCTTTAATTTGTTAACAATTCTGCTAATAAAATTATGAGCTTCGTCAATAATAATTACACTATTATCAAATATATTTCTAGTATATCCAGATGTCATTTCTTCTAATCTTTTTTCACGTAAACCATTATAGTTAATAAATTTGTATTTTTGTCGAATCATTTCATTTAATTGTTCTTCCAAAATTTGTTTATTAGTATCGCTTAATTGGTCATAATTTGCTTTCTTTTTAATATTAATAAAAAAGGCGCCTCCATGTTTGCGAATATAT